CATGTTTAGGATCGTGAGCAATAAAGCCAAGAACATCGGGATCGAAGTTATTCTTGATGTCACTTCCCCACAACATACCCTCTAAGAATGAGCGTGTGTCACGGATAGCCCACCAGTTCTTAAACTTTGGCTTGTTGGTAGCAAGTAGCAACCCATCTGTAATAACTGGGTCAAAACTGTTACCGCGTGTCCATACTTTCTTCTTAGACTCATAATTTAAACTCATGAAGAAATCATATAATGAATCAATCGAAACGTCAAGCGAGCTCGGCTTCAACTGCTTCTGTACTTCAGCATCCTGCTGCTTCCACCACTGTAACGTCCCCTGCTCTATTTTGCGCCCGTATTCTTTCACCTGTTCCTCAACGTTAAACTTGATAAACTGGACTCCTCCAAGGAGCTCCTGCCAAGTGTAGGGAGCATCAATGTAGCGTTCTTCGTCAAACTCAAGCGCAGCAAGGTTTACAACAGGTGCATTGAACGCATTTTGGCTCAGCGTTTCATAGTCGTAGATAAGAGAACTCATTTAAACTCCGCGTCGACCATGATCTCAGTGAGCATAGCCATAGTATTAATTTCTTGATCAGCTGCAAACGCTGACTTATATTGATAGTCAGCAAGGATAACAACGATCTGAGGAATACTGGCTGGTGCTACAATATCATGTAGCGACTCGTATAGTTTGCGGAAGAAAGGCGCAACGTCACCATCAATGTTTTGACCAACCCATTTACGAACAGCAGTAAACTCTTTGTTCTTCAATGCATCAAGTAATGTCTTTATGCTTTGATCAGATTGATTAACCAAGATGCCGCTATCAATACGACCAGTAACACTGTAACGCTGTAACTCATTAAGAATGCGACGATTGTCTGGAAAGTGTTTAGTAATAAGTTCGGCAACAACCTTTTGTTCATACTCGATTCCTTCATTAGATAGTATGTTTTCAACACGCTTGAAGAATTGTCCTGCCAACTTAGGCAAGTCTTTCTTTGGCATTTTAAATTCTACAACGGAACAGCGACTATGAAGTGGGGCAATAAGTTTATTAACAAAATTACAAGTAAGAATAAACCCACAATTAGAAGAATACTCTTCCATAAAATTTCGAAGAGCAGGTTGAACAGTTTCTGCATTAAGGTAATCAGCTTCGTCAAGAATAACATACTTACGTCCACCTGTTAGTGACATCGAAGAGGCAAAGTTTTTGATTTTCGTGCGGAGCGTGTCGATAAGACGACCTTCGTCCGATCCATTGATAACAATGTAGTCAGCGCCCAGTTGTTCCAACATTGCCTTAGCAATCGTTGTCTTTCCAACTCCAGCAGAACCAGTAAGCAATAGATTAGGAACATTCCCATTTTGAACAAACGTCTCAAATGTAGTTTTAAGATCAGCAGGAAGAATGGTATCTTCTACTGTTTTGGGGCGATACTTCTCGACCCATAGGAATTCATCACGCATAATATATTTCTCACAAAAAAGGGGAGCTACAACTCCCCTTTATTATAAACCGAATCGATTAAGCAGTCAAGTAACTACGAACCGATGCGGCAGAGGACACACCATATGGATCATCTTCGGCATTGTCTGTGAATCCAGGTTCAACAAACATTTTCTCGATGGTACCATCATTAACAACCATAGCATAACGCCAAGAACGAACACCGAATCCAAGGTTATTCTTACCAACGTCCATACCCATACCCATGGTAAATGCTACGTTGCCATCACACAAAGGTTTAATCTTCTTAACACCCAAGTAAGCGAACCAAGAATTCATTACGAAACCATCGTTGACTGACAAACAGTAAACGTCATCAATACCATAGTCACGGAACTCATCAACTGCTTCCTCAAACGAAGGTAACTGTTGACTAGAACAAGTCGGAGTCCATGCGCCTGGCAAAGCAAACACAACAACACGCTTTTCTTTAAAAACATCATGAGTAGTTAGTTCTACAAACTTACCGCCAATTGGACATCCACCTTCTGGGGCGATATCACCTTCACGTCCGATAAAAGTTGTTACTGGTACTTTATCACCTACACCTAACATATTAATCTCCTGCGGTCACAACTTCATACAACGTTTCTAGATCGTCGTTTTCAGTTTTAACTTCACTGATGTTTTGCTTATGATAGATACGAGCCAACTTGCTAATATACTTCTTAGGAACTTCAGTCTTATCAGATACTTCTTCGATAATTTCTTTTTGAAGGTCTTTCTCTGCATCAACACGAGTCATTGAGTTAGACATCTCTTTCAAAGCATTTAAAAGAGCTTGTTTAGTTTGAGGATCACTCGGAATAGTAATGTTGCTCATTTACTTCTCACTTGGTTTTGTTGTGTATTCATACTTTTCGTCTGGCGCATTAGCAGCAGCAATTGCCTTTTGAATGTCAGCGCGAACGCTACCAGCAATAGACAACTTGTCACCAATAAAGACACCTTTGCTTGCTGAATAGTCAATTACCTGCAACATTGCTTGAGCAAGTTCTACTGAGATATTAACCATTATACTCGCTCCCTGCTTCAGTCGCAACCCAATACTCTGCCTTCTTACCTTTAAAGTGCGAGATACCACGCTGCGAAATTGATACGCTGTAATCATCAGCCATAAATTTAAAGTTCTCAACCTTGAAGATAAACTTGAAAGTTGCGTTTGTTCCAGTTTCTAGATCGAATGAGAACTCATTAGAGGTTGGGTTCTTAGTATCAGTAGCAACCAAAGATACGGAGTTATTGACACCAGTAACAACAATCTCAGGCAAACCAAGTTGATTCGCTGCATTAACAACCTTCTTTAGATTGTCATAAGACAATACGAATTGAACTTCAGTAGAAGGCAACTCAAGATTTTTCTCAGGTGGAGTTGTTACCATAGAAGGATCAGTGTAGGTATAACGTGACTTGTTCTTACCTTCGCTGATCGTTACAGCAGATTGACCAAAGTTATAATCTTCATTCTCAAACAAAGACGCTAGACCCAAGAACTGACCCAAGTCGTAGATAGCGAACGGTGTGGGGAACGACTCTTCAACAACTGCTTGAGCAAGGATATTCTTTTGCTCAGATACAGTGCGCAAAACGTTGCCTGCTTTCACCGAGATAGAAGGGTTGATTGACGAGAAGTTCTTCAAAACGTCAAACGTGTTATCACTTAAATTCATTATTTAATTTCCTCACCAGTAAGGTTATCACTAATTGTAATTCGGGGATGTTCTTTATCATGAACATATAAAGCAATTATACCATAATGTAGAACTTTCATCAAGTCTTTTCTTGCGTCTTCAGCACTACCTTTCTTGCCATAACGTTGCGCATACTTTAACACATTACCCAAAGCAAAGCCCATACCATGACCACCATCAATAATAAACTCGGTGGCTTGGAAGTTGCCTTGAGAATAATGTTGATCGTATGTATCTTCGATGTAATGCATCAACTCTTGCACTAGAAAGTCTTCGTTGTACTTAAAGTCAACATAGTCGTTTTCTATTTCACCGAAATCGCCCTCAAGTTGTGGCGAAAACTTATTGACATCAACCCAGTTAATGCCAGAAGTATCTTCGTCAGCAACAGGACTATAAGAGAATTTGTTATCGTCTGGTAAACTCATATCACTTCTTCATCTTTTTAATTGAATCAACGTCAGCTGTTGCGGCAGCACCAACGGCAGCTAAGTCAGCCAACGACCCACCAAAGGTATATGACCCTGTATGTTGTAGGCGCATCCATGGTGCCATCCAAACATCAACGCCAACCTTTTGCATCCACTGACAGAACATATAATCTTCAGACAAATAACGTTTTGTCTTTTCGTCAATCAATGCTTGAAAGTACATCATAATTTCACGTGAACCATCAAAGTGCTTAGTGCGCACATGATCTGGTCTATATGAATAGTCAGGATAATGTTCATTGAATTTCTCGAATGCGTGTCTAGTAACCATCATGAAACCAGTTCCGCCTTCAAGAACTTTGACTGGCTCATCGATACGAACTTGGGTTTGACCTTCAGCTGGGTTGAACACATAGTCACCAACGAAACGCTCCAGCTCACCTGGATTTTCGTCAGCAAAACCTTTATCAACTGCCATCTTAATCTTTTCCCAAGCGATAGTCTTCTTAGGATATGGACCACACATAATATCTTTGCGGTCAGCTTCTTCAGCATCAGGATCCATTAGCGCAGCCAGAGTTAGCACGTCGTTGGGATCAAAGCCAATGTCTGAGTCAATAAACATCAAGTGAGTATAGTCGCTGCGCATAAACTCATCAACACAATAGTTGCGAGCGCGAGTAATTAGCGACTCATTAAAAAGATAAAAGAACTTGATGTCGATACCATATGCCTGACCCATCTTAGCGAGGTCGGCAGTCGACTTACAGTACATGCCGTGGCAGTTGCCACCGTACATTGGAGTTGCTACAAAAATCTTGCGCTTGCGCAACTCAGAAAGATCAACCGTTAATTCCATAATGTCTCCATAATATAGATTGTTTAATTATTATAAAAGGTTCGTGTTATTTAGTCAAGTATTACCAAGGAACATCAGATTCATTGGTATTATTTTCAACACGTTCTTCCTCAGTTTCCAACTCAACGCCAGCATCAACTTTGGTATAGAGATCCATGAACGACAGTTTGGTATCGTCATCAAAACGGTTGGTACACATTTCGATAGAACGCATACGATCATTAAAGATAGCATGTGCTTTAGCGATATGAACCAAACGACGAGTAGAGATAATCTCATCAACGCCACCGTCCATAAATGTCTTACGGATAATGTCCGCCCAGTCAACCAACTTCTCAACAAACTCAGAGTCGTCAAGATTAAGATCGGCGAACACTTTACCGAGGATCTTTTTCTCAACAGCAGGAGCAGGATATGCTTGCTCAACAGTGATAGGGAAACGCTCGAGGAATGCTTCGTTCATTACGTTGGTGCCGATAAAGCGACCATCCTCGCTGCCTTTACCTTTGGTGTTGGCAGTAGCAACAACAGTAAAGCCAGCAGCAGGTGAGATAAACTCGCCAGTCTTTTTAATAAAATATCCCTTGCCTTCCAAGATTGACTGGAGACACATAACTTTTGCGGGATTAGCAAGGTCAATCTCGTCAAGAAGTAAAACCGCACCACGCTGCATTGCTTTAATAGCTGGACCGTGGAAAAATTTTGTTTCGCCATCGACCAGACGGAAACCACCGATGAGGTCATCTTCGTCAGTTTCTACAGTAAAGTTAACACGGATCACTTCGCGTTTTGTAGCAGCACATGCTTGTTCGACACCGAAGGTTTTGCCATTACCTGACAAACCTGTGATGTACAAGGGATAAAACATTTTAGACTTGATCACGTCGCGAACCATATTATAGTTGCCGAACGAAACAAACAGTTCGTCTTTGACAGGAACAAGGTTTTCGGTAAAGCCAGTTGTCTCAGCAGACAGAGTAACAGGTTGCTTCTCAACCGCAGGACGAGCGGAAGCGATAGGAGTTACGACAGCGTCAAGCGAGTACATACCACGCTTAATACGATAATCAGATTTAAGTAGGAAGTGCGGGAACTTTTCGCCACGTTCTTCAGCGAAGTCACAAATCTCATTCTTAGTTGCGGTAGCACCGAACTTTTCAACGCACGCATCATAGAATGCTTTTTGGGTAGTATTCATAGTCATAATGTAGTCCTCTCTCAATTTATTCACATTACAGGAGTAATTGTATTCTCATTTTGCTCAAATGTCAAGCGTTTTCTTTTCCTTTGCAATCAGTAACTTACGCCACTTCTTGGACAAATTCATTCAGCAGGGTGCGAGAAGTGAGCTTCCCACGAGCTGCTTTTTTGAAGGCAGTGGTCAATTTACCTTTAGTTGCGCCACGGTCAACAGCCAATTCACCAGCTTCAACTTGTAGTGCTTTACCGCCACGGATCAAGAACAGTTTGCTGTAGCCACGTTCTTGCTTAGAAAGATAACCTTCTTTAAGCATTTGTTGCCAACCATCAAGATCACCCCAATCACGCATAAAGTGCGATTTAGATGCAGGCACAATACGATAACCAATCGCGTTGCCACCAGTACGATCTTGGAACATTTTCAATAACGTTTGAGTTGCTGCCCAGTAGTCGCGAGTGTTAACATACTGTTTCTTAGTCACATCATCAATCAAACGAGAGCGGCGACCACGGATAGTAGAAATACCAACATACTCATCAAATTGATAGCGATACGAAGCAGGATGCGAGTCACCGTCTGTTAGGAAGATAGTGTTAACAATGTCAAGACGATTCTGTTTCTTAAACTTTTCGTAGATATCCATTGCCATCATAATAGTAGTGTCAAGTGGAGTACCACCAAGACGCAAGCCAGCGCGAACATATTGAATGTTTTTAGAGATCATCAACAATTTCTTTGATGCTTCGCGGAACTGCATCTTGGTCATCTTGTTATTGAACCACTCGAGTAGAGCATAGCTACTCTGATCAACGCAAGTAAAACCAGCAGGAAGCGAACTGTTGTATTCTTCAAGCATTACTCTGCGCTCAGCACGTTTAACCTCGTCGTCATCAAAGTATCCATCAGAGAATGCATACACACGATAAGGTATGTTGACTTGACGACAGAAGTGTACAAGGTTCAACGTTTGAATAACAGTATTGTAGATATCCTGCCACATTGAACCAGACCAGTCAAGATACATAACCACACCGTGGTTCTTGCCATCAGGTACAACTGAAACTTTGCGGAAGATATCCTCGCTGAATTTGTAGTTGTTCATTTTAACTGGGTCAATAACACCAGTCTTAGCAACCGTTGCGCGAGCATACTGCGCTGCAGACTTCTTCATCTCAAACTCTTTTACCAAGTATGAGATAGTTTTCTTGTTGTTAGCAAGAAACTCGTTGTAGATTCGATTCGCTTCAGTCTCGGCATCCATTTTGCTGTTGGTATACAAACATTGAGTATGGAAGTATGAGCGTTGGTCAAAAATGTTATCGTAGTGAATGTCGATTAACTTTTTGTACGAAACAATAAATGGCTCAGCATTCATCGCACCGACACGGACGTTGTCGATACCATCATCATTCGACTTATTAAGCGACTCCATATTGTCACGCAGTTCTTGGTCAGTTTGAGAAGCAATAGACTCTTCGGCATGTGACATTTCGTCACGGTCTTCGCCTTCAGAGCCATCACTCTCAGGTGCGTCAAGTTCCATTTGGTTCTCGTCGTCACCCATACCTTCGCCTTCCGACATCAACTCTTCAAGAACGTCGCCGTCACCTTCGTCGTCGAGACCATCATAGTCTTCGTCGTTTTCAGCATTCTCAAGTTCGCCGTCATACATGCGAGTCGCAATATCAACAACTTGATCCCAAGTTTCGGCAACGCGAATTTCGTCAATCCAGTGTTGCTCGTCTTCAGAAAATTGAACA